AGATGTCTTCGCCTACTTGGACTGCCTGCGCATAGCCATATGCGTCCTCCCACGGAACACCCCAATAGGCGGTTTTCTTTTCGAGCGAATTTTGATTCGTGGTCATGCTTACCTCCTAGGGAAAAAGATAGAGCGGAGCCGACGGATGGGCTTAGAACGGTTGAAGCCTAACATCTGAGGCCGGCTGCAAGAGCGCAAAGATGCACTTTTGGCGTGCAGATTTGCGCCATGAGTGGCCGGCATTGGGGGCTCAAAGGCCATTCATATTAACTAGCACCATTGACGCAAAATGGCCGGTCTCGGCCCACCGGGTGACGGCGCCGTCATGGCCGGCGGGCTCTGACCGACCCGAAGCGGACGGACGGATATCTCGAAAGCAGACGTCCGACGTAATATCGTAACCCCTCATTGTTCGAGCTTTCGCATCATGCCCAGATCCGACCTTACTGAAGTTGTAAACGCGTTCCAGGATTGGGAAAAGCCATGGACGTTCTATTCGACTGTTTTGAGTCAGTTATCTCGTGATTCCGAGGACCCAGACACGCTCTCGCAAATCTGGGCCGAGGCATGCCGTGCCGACCACTGGCAGCAGGCGGACATATCGAAGGCCTGCGATGCAGTCGACTGTGGACTCAAAATACAGTTCTCGTGGTTGCCTGAGGACGCCCGTAGGCCGTTCGTGCGGGCTGCATCGTACCAATGGAAATGATGCGTCCCCATGGCCAATTCGGTGCGATCCCATATTCAAATCGCCAGGTATGCCGACCGGCCGCTTTTGGCCGAACTCCGCCGTCAGCCGGCTCTCCAGCATTTCTTCGTGGAAGCGCCAGACTTCCCGCGCTGTCGCGTTGTTGTAAGCGTGTGAGCAACTACAGGCTCCATGTGCGCTCCCCGCACACGCGCGTGACAATCGATTCGTCAGCAGAAAGAAAGACGCGGCGACGGGACTGGTGTTAGCGCACCAACCACGCCCCGTTCCAGCAGAACCAGCCTGCCAGTCCGGCCAGGGCCGCGCCACCTCGCGAGGCGCAGGCATCCTAGCACACGCTGGGAGTGCAAATCATGCAGGAAATCCGCTGCGGTAGCTGTAACCGCAAGCTCGGCATGGGCGACTACGTTTGCCTTGCCATCAAGTGCCCGCGCTGCGGCACGATGAACCAACTGAGGGCCGAGCGCCCCGTCCCCGAGAGCCCGCGAGCTTCGTGTATCGGAGATGCCCGCGATGAAGCTCGACCGCCTCTACCAAAGCAACGCCCTTGACATGCTGCGCGGCTTGCCCGACAAGTCGGTGGACCTGTTTTTCACCGACCCGCCCTACTCGTCCGGCGGCCTGCACGCCAGCACGCGCGCTCAGGCCCCGGGCCAGAAGTACATCGGCGCGGACGTGAAGACCGTCTATCCCGAATTCAGCCACGATAACAAGGACCAGCGGTCCTGGACTTACTGGTGCATGAGTTGGCTAAGCGAGGCGTTCCGCGCTGCAAAGGACGGTGGCCACCTGGTCTGCTTCATCGACTGGCGGCAGTTGCCCAGCCTGACTGACGCCATTCAGGGCGCCGGCTTCATCTGGCGCAGCGTGGCCGTCTGGGACAAGACCGCCGGCGGCGCGCGGCCGCGCCTGGGCGGGTTTTCGCAGCAGGCAGAGTTCATGGTGTGGGCGACGAAGGGCGCGGTGCGCACCGACCACAAAGTACATCTGCCAGGCGTCTTCGCCGAACGCCTGCCCCGCCCCAAGTCTCACATGACGCAGAAGCCCGCCGGCCTGGCGCGCGAAGTCGTGCGCCTGGTGCCGGCGGGCAGTGTTGTCTGCGATCCGTTTGCCGGCTCAGGCACGTTCCTGGCTGCGGCGAAGGAGCACGGGCATCGGTGGATTGGGTGTGAAATTGAGGCTGCGTATCACGCGGCCTCTGTAGCTCGATTGCGTGCCGCAGTAGCATCGCCTCCCACCCGTTACTTAAACGACATCACTTCGTAGTCAACCGGCAAGCCGTAGGTGCACTGCAAATACTTGATGTACTTCGAGTTGTCGGAGTCCAGCTTCGTTGGTCCAACCACAATGAGCTGTACCTTTCTGTGAGTTGCGTCCACCGCGTGATACGCGTACTCGAGCAATTGCCCTAGCGCGTTGCGTACTGCCACGCGGGCCAAGCGATCAGATTTGATTTCGTACAACCGGATCTCTGTTTCGGTTTGCACAAGCACATCCACGAAATTCTTCTCGGCTTCGACTACAGCGTTTGGATACTCCTTCTTCAGCCTCTCAAAGAGTCGTCGTTGCATTGTTCGATGATGCTGTGTGACTCGCACCGGTTTCGTTCCAACACGGACATACGCTTCAATCTCAGATAGAACTGGGTCTGCACGCCGACTCCTGCGCTGACTCGGAGAAACATGCGAAGCATCCGTAAGGCCCGTAATGATGTACCGGCTTTGCCTCCACGCAGCGTGGCTTCGCTCAATGTACGAGCCCGCAGGAAACATATGGACGTTCTTCGCGCGAAACCGAACGTTGAAGAGGCTCCTCGCGGAATCGACCCTTGCCAAATTCAACGCCTTGCGGCCGAGTGCATCAATTTCCTTCTGCATGATCTTCAGCCATCCGTTTTTCCGGAATGCCTTGAAGGCCATCTCAGCGTCATCGTCACTAATGGCCTCTGCCTGGAGGATCTCTGCCACCAGGCGACGCTGTTTGAAGGGCTCTATCGTGTAAAGCGTCACATCAAAGGCACCTTCCTCCTGAAGCTTTTTGTGGCTTTTCCCTACTCCCTGCAAGAATGCATAGCGCCATCCTTGATGAACCCATTGATTTCGAAACAACCACTCCTCGTGTGCAAAGCCAAACTCCCGAGCATAGGTTTTCGATGTCTCGAGTGCTCCAGCGTCGCCGGACGGGCGGCGCCAGCCCGCGGTGTTATACGCAATGCGCGTGATCTTCTTCATTATCGACCTGTTCTTTTGATCAAGAGTCCAACAACTGGACAATGCGTCCCCCTCAGTCGATATCGACCAATCCACGCCGCCATTTAGCCTTCGTCAGGATTTCCCCCGTGTCCAACCGCGTCACCTTTCCAATGATGCGCGAATATAGAAACGTACGCGTGTCCATGCGCATCATGCAAAAACCCTGAAAGTGATCCTCGCCGGCACGCTCGACCATCACGTGCCTGTCGGTCTCGTTGCCACCAGCGTCACGGTAGGAAAAGATGACATGCTCTGTTTCGGCTAGTGACACCATGCCCAGCCCGTCGTCCTCGTCATCCTCGTCGAATCTTTCGATGTAGGCGTCGTATCTCACAGACTGTCGCGGTCTCAGTGGCGCCATCCTTCGCAGTGCGGCTATCTCGGCCTGGACCTTCGCTTCCGTGTCGACCGGCACTGCATTTGGCTTCGACGCGCTCACAGCGGGAGAGGCCCACACCTTGGGCTGTGGGACGACCGGCTTGGCTATCACCTTCGACACGGTCCGGCCCGACTTTTCGTTCGACTTTCCCTGGGCAGGCTCGTCCTTCGCCTTGGGCTCCGTTCTAACGGGCGCCGTCGCCGTGGCCTCCGATGGAATATGCGGCGGCTGCGGAGGCCGGGGCACAGCAAATATGTCGTCGAACACCGCCTTCAATACGGCTTTGAATCCTGCTCCGAACATCGATACCTCCCATAGCGCGGCTTCATTCTCATGAGCCACAATCTGTTAGGGGGCGCTTCGATTCAAAAAACCTAGATTGGCCGTAACGCAAACTCCGACCATTTGTGAGCCCTGCCGCCGACTGACTCCAGGCACTCTCGGGCGAGGCCATCGGACATCTTGACGATGCTTCCGGCTGAGTATTGCCGACCATCGAAATGGCACTGGCTTGCCACCGGCTGAGCTGGTTCGCATTCCGCGAAGTGGCTTCGGACGGTAGCCACGAGAGCCCCGCACGCAGCTGCTGCGGCGAGGGCCACGGCCAGCTTGATCCGGCGGAAGCGTTGCGCTACTGCGGCGCACTTGTGGCACTTCGCCGAGGGCTTACATTCGGGCTCAGTGCCGGCGTCGGCCTGCTCTACCGATCCGGACATATTTATGGCGTTGCTAACCTGCCCTGGCCCGCTGCTCGCGTGATACACCACACTCGACGCCATCACTACCTGGCCCACATCTCCGTCAACCACCAGATCGCTTTTTTCTTTCCTCATCGCATTCCCAAAAAAGAAACTACGACTACGGTCGACCCCTGCCATTGGCGCGCGTCGTGGCACGCGCACTGTGTGAATCAGTTCTTTCGCTTCTTTCCCATGTTGATGGTGACCGGCGCTGACGTGTGCAAATTGCCTTCGATCAGTTGCCCCACGTCGCCCTTGACGTGTACCCGTTGCTCGGGCTCTGGCTGCATGCCGCTGAGCAGGGCCATGACGCCGGCGCGTGCTCGCGTATTGAGCCGACGGTACCCGGACACCAGGGCGGTTTCTTCAACCGACAGGGGTTCGAATGTTCGCTCGCCAACCAGGATGTACATCACGTCGAAGCTCTCCCGCGCAATCGCGGCCAGGTAGGCAGCGTCCGGAACGCGCTCAGACTTCTCATAGAACACCTGCGTTTTTGGCGAGACGCCGCCCATCGCTGCGAGCGCGGCCTGCGTGAGCCCCGCCCGCTTCCGTTCTTCGTATAGGCGTTTTCCTAAACCTTCCTTTTCTTCCCTTGAGATCATTGAAAAACTTTCCTCTTGGTAAGACACTGCGTGTTGTGCATCGCTAACTTTCACACAGAGTATATCCGCCATGTCTCGTGCGAAAACGCCGGTAAGTCGCGCCCCGCGTGGGGTGCTGAAGGACAAGCCAATCAGCATGCGTCTGCTCTCCAAGGAGCGCGAGCAGCTGGAGCAGTTGGCGCTGGTCGAGAACCGCTCGCTGTCGAGCCTGGCGCGGTTGATCCTGCTGGAAGGGCTGTCTGCCTACGAGTGCAAACCGGCACGCACGATCCCACTGCGGAGCAACGCGAGATGATGATGCTCTGCCCCCACTGCACCTACCGCCTGCAGATTCGCACCAGCCGCGCCGTCTCGCTGCTCTCCCGAGAGCTGTACGCGCAGTGCCCGAACGTCGAGTGCGCCTACACCTGCAAGATGCTGCTGTCGGCCGTGCACACCATCGCGCCGAGCATGATGCCCAACCCCAAGGCGTACCTGCCGCAAGGCAGGGCGCGCGGCACGCCGCAGGACACGCGGCAGATGGATTTGCTGCCTACGTAGCGGCCTGACTTTCCCATTCCGGTTTCTTTCGTTCACGGCGCGTCCGGCGCACCGTGAGGGACACCCTTTTGCCTGGATTCCATGGACCCATCCCTGCACTCCGATGTCACCAGCCGCCTGCTGCGCGACTACGCGTTCAAGCAGAAACAGTCCGGTGCGAAGCTGGAAGCCGGCCACTGCCCGTCCTGCGGCAAGAAGGCGCTGTGGGCGTTCGGCGATGCGCCGTGGGTGATCCGCTGCAATCGGCTGAACAACTGCGGCGCCGAGCTGCACATCAAGGATCTGTACCCGGATCTTTTTGACAGCTGGTCGGACCGCTTTCGCCCGACACCTGAGAACCCGAAGGCGTCGGCCGATGCGTATATGCGCGACGGCCGCGGCTTTGATCTGGACAAGGTGCGCGACTGGTACACCCAGGAGAGCTATTACAGCCACGAACTCAAGATTGGCAGCGCCACGGTGCGTTTTGCGCTGGCGCTCGGCGTCTATTGGGAACGGATCATCGACCAGGCACACCGCTTCGGTGACCGTAAGGCGACGTTCCATGGCAGCTATGGGGGCATGTGGTGGCAGCCGCCGGGGGCTACCCATTGCGGCGCAGAAGAACTGTGGATCGTCGAGGGCGTGTTCGATGCCATCGCCCTGCTCCACCACGGCATCACCGCAGCGTCGGCCCTGTCCTGCACGAACTACCCCGCGCAGGCGTTGCGCGGCCTGGCCGAACAGTGCGCGGCGAACGGCAATCCTCGGCCAAGGCTGGTGTGGGCGCTGGATGCCGACAAGGCCGGCATGCGGTACGCCATGCAATGGCTCAAGCGCAGCCGCGAGGAAGGCTGGGAAGCCTCCATCGCGCTGCCGAAGCAGAAAGGCAAGAAAAAGCTCGACTGGAACGACCTGCACCAGCTGGACAAGCTGACCGAGCCGGACATTGCCGAATACCGCTACCTGGGCGACCTGCTGGCCGCACCCACGGCGGCCGAGAAGGCCCGGCTGATCTACGGCCGCACCAGCATGAGCCAGTTCGCGTTCGACTTCGAGAGCCGGCTCTACTGGTTCAAGCTGGACCTGGACGCGCTGACACGCGAGATGGACGCCGTGCGCAGCGCGCACGGCGACATGGATGAAACCGAGATCCGCGACGAGGCGATGCTCAAGGCCGGCGTGGTCACGAACATCGCGACGTGTCTGCCCACCGTCCTTTACTACCAGGCGAACGCTGCGACCGACGAAGCCTGGTACTACTTCCGCGTTGCCTTCCCGCACGATGCCGCGCCGATCAGGAACACATTCACCAGCGCGCAGGTGGCGTCGGCCACGGAGTTCAAGAAGCGCCTGCTGGCCGTGGCGCCGGGGGCGTTCTACACCGGATCGAACGGGCAACTGGACGCCTACCTGAAGGAGCAGATGCACCGCATCAAGAGCGTGCAGACGATCAACTATGTCGGGTACACGAGGGAGAGCGGCTGCTACGTGTACTCGGACGTGGCGGTGAAGGACGGCAAGCTTTACACCCTCAACGACGAGGACTTCTTCGACATCGGCCGGCTGTCGATCAAGAGCATTCTCGGCTCGGCCGGCCTGTCGCTTAACACGGACCTGAAGGCGTTTCGGCACGACTGGCTGGACACCCTGTGGCGCGCGTTCGGCGCGAAGGCCATCGTCGCGCTGGCGTTCTGGCTGGGGTCGCTGTTTGTGGAGCAGATCCGCGAAGGCGACGGCATCAAGCAAAAGAGCTACCCGTTTCTGGAAGTGGTGGGCGAACCCGGCGCCGGCAAATCGACGCTGATCGAGTTCCTGTGGAAGCTGTGTGGGCGGCGTGACTACGAGGGCTTCGACCCGTCCAAGGCGTCGATTGCGGCGCGGGCGCGCAATTTCTCGCAGGTGTCGAACCTGCCGGTCGTGATGATCGAGGCCGACCGTGGTGACGATGGTGCGAAGGTCAAGGGTTTCGACTGGAACGAACTGAAGACCGCCTACAACGGCCGCAGCTCACGCTCGCGCGGCGTGAAGAATTCCGGCAACGAGACAGACGAATCGCCCTTCCGTGGCGCCGTGGTGATCAGCCAGAACGCCGACGTGTGCGCCAGCGACGCCATCCTGCAGCGGATCGTCCACCTGTACTTCGACCGCTCGGGCCAGAACGCCGACACCTTTGCCGCCGCCCGCGCGCTGGAGCAGATGCCGGTGGAGGACGTGTCGGGCTTTCTGCTGTCCGCCATCCTGAAGGAAAGCGAGATCCTGGCGCGCTTTGTCGAGCGCATGCCGCACTACCAGGACATGCTGATCCGCAACCCGGACGTGAAGAACCAGCGCCTGGCGAAGAACCACGCACAGATCATGGCGATGGTCGACTGCCTGCCCATTGTGTTGCCGCTGCCGGCTGAGTACCGCGACGCCGCACAGCGCCAGTTGGTGCAGATGGCCGTGGAGCGCCAGCAAGCCATCGGCGCAGACCATCCGCTGGTACAGGACTTTTGGGAACTGTACGACCACCTCGAATCCGCCGCCGACGACCAGGCCGTGCTGAACCACGCCCGAGGCAATGGCGTCATCGCCATCAGCCTGCGCCATTTCGAACAGGTGGCAAACGACCGCCGCCTGAACCTTCCCCCGCTGCCCGAACTGAAACGCGTGCTGAAGACATCCCGGCACCGCAAGTTCATTGATCTGCGGGTCGTCAACAGCGCAATCAACGCGCGATTCAACGCCGAGCACATCCACCAGCCGAAACGCCCTGCCACTGTGAAGTGCTGGGTGTTCGAGGATCGGCCGGCGAACACAGGAGCGTGAGTATGTCTGCTTTCCTCGTCTGCATCGTTTCCCACGCCGGCGTCCGCATCGAGTTCACCAGGCTGGCCCGTACGCGCCTCGATGCGCAATTGGGCGCGCTGGACTGCCTGACCGAGCCACCCCGCTTCTGCCGCGCTACCGCCATCGGGAGGGCTGCCTGATGTACGCCCTGCTCAATGTCTGGATGATCGCCACGGCTGTGGCCTCCGTCTACCTGTTCAACGCCGGCGCGCATCGGGTGCGTTGGGGCGCGTTGATCGGCCTGGTCGGACAGCCCGCGTGGCTGC